GGCCGTCCTGGTGCTGGCCGTCCTGGTGCTGGCCGTCCTGGTGCTGGCCCTGCTAGGTGCTGGCCCTGCTAGGTGCTGGCCTCGCTGGTGCTGGCCTCGCTGGTGCTGGCCTCGCTGGTGCTGGTGCTGGTGCTGGTGCTGGTGCTGGTGCTGGCCTCGCTGGTGCTGGTGCTGGTGCTGGTGCGTCAGGAAAAACCCGCAAACACTGGACAAAAACACAGTTACTCACCAAAATTCACCGGAATACACAGCGCCCAAGCTCGCCCACGCGATGGGTTTTCCGCCCCGACAGAACCTCAAAAATGCCACGCCGACCACTGCACAAATCACATGCGACACCCCTGGGGTGGGAGGGGTCGCCCATTCAATTTTGAAATCTACACCCTGGGGTGGGAGGGGTCGCCCATTCAATTTTGAAATCCGACCAGCTCTGCCCTGTCAGCGCTACCGATAGACTGACAACCCTCTTTTCACAACCAAAAACACCAACGCTTGAAAACCAAAATGCCTGTCGAAATACAGAAACCGCCAGAACGCCATGCCTTCTCCGACCAGCTGCTCATTCACGACCACGGGCTTGAGAACGTCGCAGCCGCATACCTGTTGGTCTTCGGGCGCCGTGCGATCCACGAGTACGCCAGCGCCAGGGGTCAAGACCTGGAGTTGCTGATCCCGCTGTTGCAAGAGATGGTGGGCGCGTGGATCGACACCCGAGACGGCTGTAGCGGCCAGGTGGCGACCGTGGCGCAAAAGCTAGATGACAGGATGCTGCCGGTGGACTACCCGTCTGTGGCGCGTCACACCAAGAAAGCGGCTCGTGAGCGTAGGGCGCAGGCGTGGAATTGACGACGGCAAGACTCCTGCACCGCAGGGAGACCGTTTAACACTAATAAATCGGTGAAATCGGCGTCAAATGCCTGTAGATAGGGTGTTAAAAGCTATTGTTTTAGTAGCATTAACGGCTATGTTAAACGCTATGCTAATCGCACAAAATTTCTAAGAAAATCGCGCTGTAAGTCTTTACGATAAAGCGTTTGAAGCTACCTTTTTAGGAGCGGTTGGTGGATGTGACGTTTTGCAGGTATCGGGCTGCGAGCGCCTGCACACCGCCGGCGTTTGCCACCCTGTTTTCTGGGCAGATTGGAGACCCTCTTTTCTGGTGGATTTTGAAAGCCTGCTTTTTCCGAGGCTTTTGCAAGCCGCATTTTTCCCGCAGATTACAGGCCCTGTTTTTCCCCATAGATTGTGAGCCCAGCTTTTCCCGCAGGTTTCCGACCCCGGCTTTTCCCAGGTCGCTTCACAGGCCCTATGGGTGAGATCAACCCGGCTACCTCCAACTCGCGACACAACTGTTGCACGCGGCGCTCGCTGACGCGCTCGTGGCGCGCGACCTCGCGGGTGCTGAACCCCTTCTCCAGCATGCTACCGACGCGCTGGCGCCGCACGTCCTCGTCATAGCCCGACAGGCGTGGTATGGCCAGCCATTCGCGCCCGAACTCGACCGACAATCGCTCCGCAGCGCTGCGACCCAGCAGGCGCACGAGCACTTGGTCGTCCGCGACGACATCCGGCACGTAGAGGTTGTTGCCGTTGCCGTACCAAGCCGCCAGGCGCACCGTTGCGGTGAAGCCGATCACGGCGGCGATGTCGTCGAGGGTAGTGTTGCGTTGTTCCATAGGCTTCTTTTTGTCAGAACAGGTCGTCGGCGACGCGGATGGTGATGCCGTGGCGGATGCGCACGCCCTTGGCACCCTTGCCGGGCGGGAAGCGGGAGTCCAGGCGCCGGCCCAGGGCCTTGGACGAGCGGATGTAGTTGAGCAGGCCGCGGCGGCGCGCGTAGGTCTCCCACGAGTCCCACAGGTCGGCCACTTTGCAGGACTGCTCGGGGTTGATGTCGCAGCACTCGTCCAGCCACTCGCCTAGCAGGTCCATGTCTTTGCGGTAGTCGGCGCTGGCCGCCTGCACCTTCACCGGCGGCTTCAACCCCTCTTTTCGGTAGCGCAAACCCGCACGCACGATCAGGGCCAAAATCCCCGGCAATTCGTCGAGCACTTTTTCCTTGATGCTTTTGTCGTCGGCAATGTGCGGGTCGCGTTTAAAGTCTCGCTCGAACGGCAGCATGCCCATGCGCCGCCAGATGCCGTTGTCGCTGCCCTTGATGATGGGCTTGTGGTTGGTCGGCATGTAGACCGTCCAGGTGGGCTCGATCTCGATGGAGTGCTTGGCGTTGATGCCGCGCGCCGTGACCGCATCGCCGCCCGTCATGGCCTTGACCGAGCCCTCGCGCAGTTCCCCGCCCTCGTCGGGCTCGCTCACGTAGACAAAGCGCGCTCCGCGCAGGCGCAGCAAGTCCTCGCGCGGCCCACCGGCATTACCGCCGCCTGCATCGCTCACGAACGAGCTGGCGTCGGCCGCGCGGGCGTAGCCCCCGAACGCCTTGCGCACGGCGTTGAGTATGGTGCCCTTGCCGTTAGCACCGTTGCCGAATGGGATGAACATGATTTCTTCCTTCGGCTGACCCTGAATCGAGTAGCCGAAGGTGCGGCACACGTACTCGACCATTTCCATGTCGTCGAAGAATGCATCGCGGATGACTTTCTCGAACAGCGGGCACTTGGCGCCGGGGTTGTACTCGCAACCGGCCACGAGCGTGATGCGCAGCGTGCGGTCGGGCGGCAACAGCTGACCTGTGCGCAGATCGACGACCCCGTTTTTCACCCCGAGAAAATGTGCGTGTTTGTCCAGCTCGCTCGACGGCACGCACACCCGGTGGTCACTCTCTGCCAGCTTGACCATGGCTGCCACCATCGCGGCGCGCTGGCTCACGGAGCAGAAGGCGTAGAACTCGCCGGGGTCGGCGTGCTGGTCAGCCTCCTTGGGAAGGTCCTTGATGGTCTCCTTGGCGAAGTGCTCGACCTCGGTGCGCCCACCCAGCGACGTGCGCCAGTAGCCGTTGGTCCACACGTACCAGGTGCCCGTGTCGGGGCAGAACATCAAGCTGTCGCCGAAGCGCGCCAGCATGCGCTCGGTGTTGCCGAACTCGGTCAGCGGCGCGGCGGCCGATGCCGCGGGCGGGCGCTCCACACGCACCAGCTTCTTGAACTCGGTCTTGTTGATGGCCAGGCCGAAGTCCTTGGCGCGGCCCGCCACCAGGCTGTAGGCCTCCAGCTCAAGCACCGGGAATTCGAGCAGCAGTGTCGAGATGCGCGGCATCACGCGGGTCTGCACGGCCACCATGTCCTCGGCGTCCTTGAGCCAATCCTGCATCTCGCCGATGGCGCCCCGCATGCGCTCGTCGGCGCCTGCGGCCATCTGATCACGGCGCCAGGCCAGCAACCAGCGCCCCGTGATGGGTGCGCCGCCCGAGGCCCGGCCGAACGAGTACCAGCGCCCTTCCACGTCCTTGCGGCCCGCGTAGCTGTCGCCTGTGGCGCTCCACTCGTCTGCCAGGTCGAGCGCTTCTTCGGAGCCGTCGAACTCGTGGTGCAGAGCCATGAGGGCGTTCAACCATTCTTCGCGGCTCACGCCCGCGCTGCAGTCAAACAGGTACTCGCGCGCCTGGTCGATGGACCAACCCAGTTTCTCCGGCCCCAGCGCGGCCAGGTTGGCCTCGCCTGCAGGCACCAGGGCGAACGGGTCGCGGGGCTGCACGGAACCAGGGTCGCCGAAGCGGTCGCGGAACAGCGCGCGCACGCCGTCAGACAGCGGCGCCACGGTGTCCTGCAGCCCCCACAGCGCCGTGTCGCCCGTGGCGTCGCCGGTCACAGTCACAAAACCGTTGTGGCCGAAGAACTCGATGTCGAACTTGCCGTCCTGGCGCGGCGCACCAGCCACGCCGCCGACGCGCTTGCTCTTGTGCGCGTTGTCCTTGCGGCTAGGCAGGTCGCCCAGGTAGAAGGCGCGCAGCCCCGTGCCCGATGGCGAGAACTCGGCGTAGGTGTCGGCGATCAGCGCCTCGACGCGCGAGTCCGTGACCTGGCCGTCCTTGACACAGGCGTCGAAGTCCAGCGCCACCACACCGCCGCCGACCACCGGGGCGAACCCCAGGCCGGTGTAGCCACGGGCTTGCACGGCAGCCACGGCCTCGTCAAACGTGGCCAGGGCGGCGACATCGGCGGTCGTACCCTGCTCGCCGTTGCGGGGCGCACCACTGGCGTAGAACGGCACCTTGCGAGGCTTGGGCTCGTCGGGCTTTTGCACCAGGCGCCACACCAGCCACTGGCGACGGTCCTTGAGGGTCTGAGGGATGTTTGGCGGGACGAAGCTCATGTGGCCGGGCTTTCGGCAGCGGCATTCACGGCGACGGGAGCAACAGTGGTCTCGGTGTTCATCAGGCTGGCGACCTTGTAGCGAACACCCATGGGTGGGGCACGAATAGGAGCGCCAGCCGTTTTCCCTGCCGCAAAACAAGGACCACCGTGCCCCACCCATGGGTTCTGCGGTTGTGACGATTCGTAGCTGGCGCCGCCGCATTGTATGTCGCATTTGCTAAATATGAAAGCGAGTATTTAGCACGGACATGAAAAAGGCCGCTGGGGTGAGGCAGCGGCCTTTTGGGAGGGGGCTTTTTCGGGCTATTCCTGAAACAGCACGGCAAGGTCAATGCCGCTGAACAACGAGAGGAACCGCACGGGGTCAGTCTTTCTCGCGCAGTGGGCACATGGTGGCCAGTGCATCCATGGTGATCGTGTCACTGCCGTAGCGCGCGTGCATGACAACAGATGCGTCGGCGATACCCTTGGCCAGGGGGGTGCGGCAGGCAGCGCGTTTGCAGCCGGCAAGCTGGTACAGGTACGCGGTCGAGGTGCCGGCCAGGGCGGCAAACTCGTTGCGGCGATCGTTGGTGCCGAGCTGGCGCAGGATCGCCAGCAGGGGCGTGGCCGGCGAAGGTAGATTTGTATGCATGTGCTAAATTGTCGCAGATATTTAGCGTTTGCGCAACAAACTCGTCGCGTCGTGCGGTTTCGCAGAACTACCTTACCGCGCGCTGACATATGAAAAACGTCTTGCCAAATTGTTATGTATTCGGTACTGTTGATGTTCGTTGTTTTTAAAGGGACACCATGGACACCGAAAAGGCAAAAAACGCAAAAGCACGCCTGGTCGCGCGTCTTGACAACCCGCGAATCCGCACCCGTATAGCAAACACACGCCTGGCCATCGAGCGCGCAGGTGGCGTGAACAAGGTCGCTGAACTCCTGGGCTATGCAAACGCCAGCTACCTTTCGCAGATGTTCGGCCCCAACCCCACGCGGGTACCGAGCGAGAAGATTGTGCAGCGCATGGAGAAGACCCTGGGCCTGGCCGAAGGAGAACTCGACCGGCCGCTGGCCGCGGTCGTTCCGTCGAAGGTTTCGCACAGCGACAGCCATCCAGTTTCGCAGATTGACAGCGAACAACTCAGCCGCATGATCGCGCTGGCGACCAAGATCATTGAAGAAGAAAAGGTGCAATTGAGCCGCGACCGTTTCGCATCCCTGGTGTCGCTGGCCTACGAAGAATCGGCCGAACATGCAGGCCGCCCAAGCGAAAGCAAGTTGCGACAGGTGGTGCGGTTGCTCAAGTAAAAAGCCCCTCACGGGGCTTTTTCATTTTGGGTGCGCGTCGGGTGTTGTCACGTAACCCTCCCCGACCAAGATCGCGCGCCGGCGCAGCGGGTCGCGCTGGCGCGCCTCCACGGTGTTGAGCGCGTGCTCGACCTCAGAGAGCGTGGCCTTGAGCAGTTGTTCCTCGTGGACCTGCAGGGCGAAGTTCACGGCACCCAGTTCTGCGCCGGTGTAGAGCATGGTTTTGCCGTTGATGAAGCGCGTTCCGCAGGCGGCGTGTGCCGCATGGGCCAGCTCGAATTCTGCCTCGTAGGCGGCGAGGAACGTCTGCTCATCGAGCACCTGGGCCGTGTTCAGGGCGTCCGCCACCAGCACCCAATGGGTCTTAGTGCCGCGGCCCTGCGTGACCTCGACCATGGCGTCGTGCACCTTGGTGAGCAGGTTCACACGCAGGTTTTTGCTCAGGGGCGCCAGCCCCTGGCGCACGTAGTCCACGGTGTTGAGGCGCACACCCTTGGGGCGGTACTTCTTGGTGGGTTTCTTGTTACCGGCCATCGACCACCCTTTCAGTATGTCGGATGAATACCCACAGGCCTCCAGACATCTTCGCGCACCCAACAGCGGCGAGGCGCTTGAGGGCCTGGTACACGTCCAGGACGGGTGCATCCAGGACAGCGGCCAGTGCCCGCACGTCGGCCGGCTCTCTGAGGTCGAACAGGTATTGGCGGACTCGTGGGTACACCGCACCTGTCTGCCCAGGCAGTCGCGCCCGGCGCAATTGGCGGGGTTTGGGGAGCGCCCGGTTCTGCCGGGCGACGACCTCGGAGCGCGGCCGCACCTGCGGCCAAGGACTATGCATGCGGTGCCTCGGAAAAGAACGCCGCCATCGTGACCGGCGCCACGCCGCGCAGCACCGCGAGTGCTTGTTCCGCGATCAGGCGGTGCTCCTTCTGCGTGCTCGGGTGCATGCGCTGCCCGAGATAGTGCACCCACGAACGCATCGTGCCGTTCATGTAGAGCCGGCTCGGTGTCAGGCCTTCCGGCAGCAGGGCGCGTGCAATTTCTTTTGCCACACCGCGCTGTAGCGCATATTGGTAGGTCTTCGTCGCGAGGGCCCACACCTCCCGCTGGTCCTGCGCCCATTCGTCATGGTGCCCGCTGTCTGCATCCAGCGCGATGCTGTTCTGACGGTTCTTGGCGTCCTGCAGTCGGCACTCACGCAACACGAGGTCTCCGAGCTTGCTGGCGTCTTGATAGCGCTGGCTGAACTCCTGGAACGAGAACGACCGGTGGCGCAGTATTTGCCGCGCGATGTCGCGCGTGGTGTTGACCTCCAGGCACACGTTCGCCATCTCGAAGGGGCTGACATGCCCCTCCCGCATGCAGTAATTCAGCAGGCCTGCAATCTGCGGGTTACTCTGGTTGTCGGGGTTGGACACGCGCGCCTGATAGGCGATCTGCGCATCGATGTCGGGCGTGGCCCATTGGAGCTTTACTTGCATGACGTTCCACTTTTCTTTTTCGGGGTTTTGATTTCCTGATTCAGCGCCCGCCGCTGACGCGATTGACGCATCTGCTCGGCCGGTGTGAGCGTGCGCCCAGGGCGGGGTTCGTCAGGTGCGACACCCCAGCGGAACTGCGGCAGAAACGGTCGGCCGTTCTTGTCCGGCGCCCAGCCGGCGATGTAGATGAACGCGCGGCAGTTCTTAACCCAGCGGGCGACACGAGGCTTGGAGATGCCTGTGTGCGCTGCCATCTCGTCGTAGGTCGCAGGCCCGTCAACCAGCCGGTTGGCCAAGACCGCCGCCACCTCGGGTGTCATGCGATCAGCCATTGCGCGCCACCAGCTCGGTCTCTGCCGAGCCGGCCGACACCTCATGTCGCAGGCGGGCAACGCGCTTCTTGAGCATGACCACCGTGGCCTCGTAGTAGTCGAAACGCGCCTGGTGATCCACCAGGGCCATCTCGGCCTTGTGCAGCTCCGTGCGGCGTAGGTCAGCTGCGGTTTGCTTCTTGAAAAACATCGCGTACTCCTTTGTGTGTTTGCGATGCTTTGAATTTAGCACTAAGTTTCGCTTTCGCGGAATTTATTTAGCAAAAAGTCAAAAAATTTTGCTTTTATGTTTCGCTTTTGCTAAATTTTTGTTATGCTTCAGTCCGCAAAACGCATTTTTCAACCCTGTCACATGGAACTCCAATGACGATCGAAGCAACCCTCCTGTCCATCGACGCCACCCTCAAAGCCCTGCTGGCGTCTGCCCAGTCCGGCGCGCAAATGGCTGCCGCAGAATTCACTGGCGGTGCAAACACTGGCGCCACGCGCAAGCGCCGTACCCGTGCCGAGATTGAGGCCGACGAGGCTGCAGAAGCCGCAGCAAAACAAGCCGCTACCCAAGGTGTGCAGGGCGAAGGCGAGAAGGCCGAAGCCGCAAAAAACGACCAGGGTGCAGCCACAACCCCGGTGACTGCACCTACCGAGCCTTCTGCAACAGCCCCAGCGGCTACTGCCTCGGCCGCGACTTCGGGCGCAGCTGAAGTCACATGGGATGAAGCCGTTACGGCCCTCAAGACCCTGGCGCAGAACCCCGCCCACGGCAGCGCTGCCGTGATGGCCGTCATCAAGCAGATCGACCCAGCCGCTGCCAACGTGCCGGCCCTCAAGCCTCTGGGCAAGAACGCCGAGATCGTCGCCGCCGTGAACGCGCTGCTGAACCCTGCCGCTGCCGGCGCAGACCCGCTGTTCGGTTAAGCCACTCCAAGGAGCCCGCAAGGGTTCTTTGGTCGGGGCTGCACGCCGCACGGATCGCACCCGCAGGACATTGCGAAACGCCTCTGTCCCGTTTGCAGCGCAGACCACGGGAACCACGGGAACCACCGCGCGCCGGGGCGAGAAGCCCGCGCAGGCCCGACCAAAGAATCAACAGCGACAAGACCATGAGCAAAAAGCACGCCCGCCTGTCACCCTCCAGCGCCGACCGCTGGACATCCTGCACCGCCAGCCCCGCCGCCCAGGACGGCATCCCGAACGAGAACAGCGATGCCTCGCGCCAGGGCACAACCTGCCACCAGATTCAGGAAGAATTGCTCCTGAATAAAGAGCTTGAACCGCAGAACTACATTGGTCGCACACTGGTTTTTTGGCACGACGCCGAAAACGATGTGCGCGGAGAAACCTGGGCCGATCAAGACGGTTTTGGCATTCCAGCTGCGCACGTAGAAGCCGAAGTCACCGTCACCGAGGCCATGGTTGATGCCGTCATGTCGGCCGTCTCCTTCATCCGCGAGCAGTACGCCCTGCTGGGCGGCGAACTGCTGGTCGAGCAGCGCGTGCCCATCGGCCAGTTCACCGGCGAGGACGACGCCTACGGCAGCGCCGACGTGATCCTGCTGGGTGCCACCTGGATCGCGGTGTTCGACAGCAAGTTCGGCCGCAAGCGTGTGGATGCCGCCAAGGTGCTGCGACCGAAGCGCGTGGACTTCATCACGGGCGAACGGTTGCCCGAGCTGCGCGGCCCCAACCTGCAGATGGCCAGCTACGCCCTCGGCGCCGTGCATGCGCACGACATGTTCGGTGCTATCGAGACCGTGACCATGGTCATCGTGCAGCCCTTCATCGGCCACACCGACAGCTACACGTGTTCCATCGAGGAACTGCGCGAGACCGAGCGCTTCCTGGCTGCCAAGGCCGAGGAAACACGCACGACACCGAAGTATGTGCCCAACTTCGACAACTGCTTTTTCTGCCGCGCCAAGGGCCGCTGCGACGCTCAGACCAACCGTGCGCTGACCACCGTGTTTGACGGCTTTGGTGAGGCCGACGCCGGCGCGGTGAACCCGCCCAACCCGCTGACCCTGGGCTCGCAGTACGCCCTGGTGCCGTTCGTCGAGCAGTGGGTCAAGGACGTAACCGAAGCCACGCGCAAGGCCCTGGACAACGGCGAGCCTGTCGTGCGCGGCGACGGCTTGGCCTACAAGTTCGTGGCCGGTCGAGAAGGTAACCGCACCTGGTCGGACGAGGACCAAGCCGCCGAGGTTCTGCGCCAGGCGCGGCTCAAGCGCGAGGACATGTACGTCTTCAAGCTCATTTCTCCGGCCATGGCCGAGAAGATGGCTAAACCAAAAAAGCCCGCAAAAGGGCAACCAGCAGTCCCGCCCACCTTGCCCCCGATCAAGTGGCGTGCGCTGCAGGGCTTGATCACCCGAAGCGAGAGCCAGCCGGTCATCGCCTTGGAAACCGACCCGAGGCCCGAGCTGTGCAAAGCCGCCGGCTTCGAGGACACCACCCCGCCCGAGGAAACGACGGCACCCCTGTTCGGCGCGTAACCAACGGCCGAATCTTCAACCAGCAAAGAGAGAAAACCATGGCATCCAACTTCGCATCCAGCAAGCCCGTCATCCTGAAAAACGTCCGCCTGCAGTGGGGCGACCTGTTTCAGGCCGCATCCGGTGAAATCAATGGCAAGAAAACCGAGCCCAAGTACAAGGCCGTGGCCCTGTTCGCCAAGGACTCCGAGGCCACAGGTACCGCCCGCGCCGCCCTGCTGGCTGCCGCCACCGAACTGTGGGGCGCCAACGCACCCAACGTGGTGGCGAACATCTCCAGCAACAGCAAGGCCGTGCGCGACGGCAACAGCAAGATCGACGACAGCGGCAACGTGCGCCCCGAGTTCAAGGACATGTTGTTCATCTCGTGCAGCAACAAGCAGCGACCCCAGGTCATCGCCCCGCGCCTGCTCGACGGCAAGTTCGTGACCATCACCGAGGAAGGCCGCGGCACAGTCAACGGCATCGACGTGACCGACCAGCTGGGCTACGTGCTCAAGGCCCCGTACCGTGGTTGCTACGTCAACCTGAAAGTGCAGTTCGTCGCCGGCAAGGCATTCAAGGCCAGCAGCGGCGAGATGATCCCCAACCAGGTCTACGCCAAGCTCGAAGCCGTGCAGTTCCTGCGCGACGGCGAGGCCTTCGGTGCCGGCCCGACCAGCGCCGAGGGCTTCGGCGACGAAGACGTGGCTCAGGAAACCGTGGACGCCAACGCCCTGTTCTAAACCCCCACTCATCCGGCCCAAGCCGGGCCGCCGGGGGTAAACGGCGGCTACACCTTCCCGTGCGGCGCGGGGTCTTGGGGAGCCGAAGCGGTGCGGATAGTTGATCCGTCACCCGGTGCCAGAGGCCGGGGCCTACCAAACACCCAGCGAAAGCCAACATGAAACAGATCACCAAAAACCTGATCACCTACCAGGCGGACATCCACGCCGGCGCGGACGAGATCGACCGCCGGCTGCCGCAGTTCGAGCCCATCGGCCCGCACCAGCGCAACACCTGGGGCTTTGTCGAAGTCGTGCCGGGCTCCGGCAACCGCGTGCTCCAGTTCGCCGGGGGCTTTGCCCTGTGCTACCGCGACGACACCAAGCTGCTACCAGCCGACACGGTGTGCAAGGCGGTCGATGCCGAGTGCGCCAAGGTGTTCGAGGCCACGGGGCGCAAGCCGGGCAAGAAGGAACGCAAGGAAATACAGGCCGACGTGATCCACGACCTGCTGCCCCAGGCCTTCACGCGCACACGCCTGACCTACGTCGTGCACTCGACGCGCACGCAACGCCTGTTCGTGAACACCGGCGCGCAGAAGGCTTCTGACGCCATCATCACGGCTCTCGTGCATGCGCTCGAATCGCTCAAGACCAGCACCGTGCACGTCAGCGAGCCCGCCCTGGGGCTGACCAAACGCCTGGAGAACTGGCTCACCAACGAGAAACCCGAGGACTGCTTCGGCGAATTCTGGCCTGTGGACGAGGTAATCCTGGCCGACGGTGATCGCAAGTGGTCCGTCAAGATGGCGGCCAGTCTTGCCGTCGCAGAGCCCGCCTTGCGCAACGCCATGCAGCTGGGCGCCAAAGTGGACTCGATGCGTTTCGTCACCGAAGACGACACACGCTTTCGCATCACGCAGGCCCTGCGCCTGGCCGGCGTCAAGCACGCGCTGCAGGCCGAAGACCCCAATGACGGCCACGCCGACGAATCACACGCGTGGTGTGCGCAACTGGCGCTCGAAGTCAGCACCCTGGATGCGATCTTCGACGAATTGCTGCGCCTGTTGAGCCCCGAGAAGGCCCAGGCCGACAAGCCTGCCGCCGACACCCCGCTCGACGAACTGTTCTGACTGCCTTTCGCCAGCGGCCTGCCGACGCGGGCTGCTGCCAAAACGCAGCAAGGAAACAACCAAGTGATCAGCAACACCGACCGCAAATTTTTGAACCTGGCGAAAGCCGTCGCCGACATCTTCTCGAAAGACCCGTCAACCCGCGTCGGTGCTGTCGCCGCGGGCGCGGCCAAGAACCAGGTGGCCTTCGGCTACAACGGCCTGCCGCCCGGCCTTGCCGACACCGACGCACGCCTGCACGACCGCGATGTGAAGCTTGCCCTCACGCTGCACGCCGAGGAAAACGCCCTGGCCAACGCCACGTTCGTTGTACACACGCTGTACGTCACCCACCACCCGTGCAGCGGCTGTGCCCTGCGCATCCTCGCCAAGCGCACGGTGCGCCGTGTGGTGTACGCCGTCAACGCCAACCTGGAGGCTCGATGGGCCGCATCCGTGGCCGAGGCCCGCATGTTGTTCGCCGAGGCCGGGGTGCAGATCGAGGGGGTGGTGTTGTGAGCAAGCCGACCGCCGTCATGGACATCGAGTGCTACCGCAACTATTTCCTCGTGATGTTCAAGCGCGTGGATACAGGTGCTGTGCGGACCTACGAGTTGTTCGACGGTCAGCCGCTGAATACGGGCGAGTTGCGCACGGTCATGGGTGCGTATCGCATCGTCACGTTCAACGGAGCCAACTACGACCTACCCATGCTCACCCTGGCGCTGACAGGTGTGTCGTGCGAAGCGCTCAAGTGGGCGTCGGACTCAATCATCGTCGGCGATCTGCGCGCGTGGCAGTTTGAGGATGTGCACAACGTCAAGGTGCCAAAGGGTTGGGACCATATTGACCTGATCGAAGTGGCCTTCGGCCAGGGGTCACTCAAGCTGTACGGCGGCAGGCTGCACAGCAAGTTGCTGCAGGACTTACCCATCGAGCCCTCGGCCAGTATCAGCCCCGAACAGCGCCAGCAATTGCGCCTGTACTGTCAGAACGACCTGCAAACGACTATCGACCTGTGGAACCACCTCGACCCACAGATCAAGTTGCGCGAACTGATGACCGCGCAGTACGGTCAGGACCTGCGCAGCAAGTCTGACGCACAGATTGCCGAGGCGGTGATCCGCAAGCAGTGCGGTGAAATCCTGGGCGACACGGTGCGCAGGCCCGAGATTCCACCTGGTACGTCGTTTCGCTACGATCCTCCTGAGTGGTTGCGCTACGAATCCTCTGCGATGCGCGAGGTGCTGGCGAGCGTGCTGGACGCCACGTTTCATGTCACGCAGACAGGTGGCGTGGAGATGCCAAAGGCGCTCGATGGGCGATCCGTTGCCATCGGCGCGGGCGTGTACCGCATGGGTATCGGCGGCCTGCACAGCAGTGAGCAGGTGCAGGCGCTGGTGGCCGATGGCGAACATGTGCTTATCGACAGAGATGTCACGTCCTACTACCCATCCATCATTCTGAACTGCAACCTGGCGCCGCTACACCTCAAGCGTGACGACGCCTTTTTGCGCGTTTACCGGGCCATGGTGGAGCGGCGCGTGCAGGCCAAGCGCGCGGGCGACGATGTGACCGCAGGCGTGCTAAAGATCGTTGCCAACGGCTCGTTCGGCAAGCTCGGTAGCAAGTTCTCGGCGCTCTACTCGCCGCACCTGCTGATCCAGGTGACGCTGACCGGCCAGCTCGCGCTGCTGATGCTGATCGAGCGCCTGGAGGCGAGCAGTATTCGCGTGGCCAGCGCCAACACCGACGGCATCGTGATCATGGTGCGACGCGATCAGGAGGACCAGTTGCTGCGCGTCGTGCAGTGGTGGGAGAACGCCACGGGGTTCAACACCGAGGAAACCCGCTACCGCGCCCTGTTCTCACGCGACGTGAACAACTACCTGGCGCTCAAGGAAAAAAGCGGTGTCAAGGGTAAAGGTGCGTTCGCATCGGTGTCTATCAGCAAGAACCCACAGAACCAAATATGCGTCGATGCGGTGACTGCGCTGCTGGACAAAGGTGTACCTGTCGAGGTGACGATTCGCACCTGCACCGACATCCGTAAATTTGTCACGGTGCGAACCGTTCGCGGAGGCTCCGTGCAGGTGCTGCAAAGCGCCTACGACCACACATTGACACCCGGCAAAAAGCGCGACGCGCTGCTGGCTGCCGGATGGGAGCTGGTAGTTCCTGGTCCGCTCACAAAGGCTCGGTTTTCCCACTGGTCACACCTTGACGGAGACGTTGACGTGGAAACTGGCTATCGCATCCACTGCGGCGACGACACAACTCGATACCTCGGCAAAGTCGTGCGCTTCTACATCGGAACCACGTCTATCGGCCCGCTTTTCTACAAGGAAAAGAACAAGTCGGGCGGGCGCAACAAGGTTCCGAACAGCGACGGTGCCGTACCCGTCATGAACCTACCCGATGAACTGCCCGCAGACATCGACTACGACTTCTACATCCGCGAAGCCAATTCCATCCTCGCTGACATCGGTGCCACACCGGAAAAGCAACTAGACCTTCTGTTCGGCGACTGTCGCTAAACGATAAATTTGCGCAAAAAGACTTTTCTTTTTGCGCAAAGTCGTTTAGCATTTGCTTTATGAATTTAGCAACAAAGGAGTGTGTCGTGTCTGAACCAACTTCAATCACCAAAAAGTACGAGTTCGTCGAGGGAGACGAGAAGATCGTTGCTCCCGGCATCGTCGCCAAGCGAATCCGCGCACTCGTGGCCATCCCCGCCCTGCCGTGGGCGCCCGAAGTGCAACCCGGCGACCTAGGCGGATACATCGCAGCCGCCAACAACCTGCACGCGCAGGTGTACGGCGACGCGCAGGTGTACGGCGACGCGCAGGTGTCCGGCGACGCGCGGGTGTCCGGCAACGCGCAGGTGTCCGGCAACGCGCAGGTGTCCGGCGACGCGTGGGTGTACGGCAACGGCCTCATTTGCTGGTTCTCGAACGTAGGTAGTGGGAACGGCACGCTGACGATCTACAACACCAAGGACAACAGCATCGAGGTGACCTGCGGTTACTTCCGAGGCACCGTCAAACAGTTTTTGGCTGCAAGCACACAGCGGCACGATGAACGCATCAAGCACGAGTACAAGTTGCTGATCGAGGTTGGTGTCTCGCGCATCTCCGCTGCGCAAGGGGCGGCGCGATGACCCAGTTCTTTGACCTGATGATTGACACCGAGACCGCCGGCCTGCCACCAACGGGCGCGCTGCTATCCATCGGGGCGGTGTTTTTCGACCTGCACACCTGCACGCCCGGCCCGATGTTCAGCCACACGATCCACCTGGCGTCCAGCGTCAAGCACGGCGGAACCATCGACCCTGGCACGGTTTTGTGGTGGTTACGCCAGGGCGACGATGCGCGCAAGTCCGTAGCCTACGGCGGCGAGCCGCTGGACCTGGTGTTGACCGACTTCAGCACCTGGATCGCGCAGACCTGCCGTCATGAGGACGTGAGACCGTGGGGCAACGGAGCGAGCTTCGACTTGACCATCGTCGGTGGAGCCTACAAGCGTCTCGGGTTGCAGACCCCCTGGCACTTTACGAACGAGCGGTGCTTCAGGACTGTGCGCAACCTGCACCCGGCCGTCGAGTACGACACCTCCGAGAAAGGCGAGGGCGCGCACAACGCACTGATCGACGCGGTGTTCCAGGTGAAACACCTTTTTGCCATTAAGAACCGCAACAAGGGTGCAACCAGTGCGTGAGTCCGCCATCGAGAAGGCCGACCGCGCCCGCATCAAGGACGAAGGCGGACTCATGCTCAAGTTCGTCAGCCCCGGCCGCGTCGGTGTCCCGGACGACATCGTGCTGCGCCCCATCCCGCCCGAACACCAGCTGCTCGTGGCCCGCTACTTCCGCTTTGCCGAGTACAAGAAACCCGGCAAGGCACCTCGTCCGTCCCAGGTGCGCAGGCACGCCGAGCTGCGCAACCTGGGCTTCACCGTCGATGTGATCGACACCCCAACCTGAAAGACCTATCTGTGAACGTTTACCAAGACGCGGCTCTGATGACCGCAGGCAGCGAACTCACTCACTACTGCCACAAGGCCGCCGCAGATGCCGGTTGGTGGCGCGACATCGCCACCGGCGCGGACTTCGCGGCCGAAGTGCGCAACAGCACGCGACTCGGCAAGGCGCTAGTGGCCGAGAAACTGTGCCTGATCCACAGCGAGATCAGCGAGGCCATGGAGGGGCACCGCAAGGGCTTGTCCGACGACAAGCTGCCGCACCGCCTGCAGATCGAGGTGGAACTGGCCGACGCCGTTATCCGCATCGCCGACCTGGCCGGCGCCCTGGGCCTAGACCTGGGTGGTGCCATCGCTGAGAAAATGGTGTTCAACAGCGCGCGCCCCGACCACAAGCTGGAAAACCGTGCAGCCGCCGGCGGAAAGGTGTACTGATCATGACCTTCCGCGCCAACACCCCCGAACGCGACGAAGCCATCCGCAAGCTGGCCGGCGAACTGTCCGCCGTGATCCACGGACAGCACATCGACATCGCCATCTCGGCCGCCGCGCTGCTGATAGTCGCGCAGTGCGAACCCTACAAGAACGCCGACCTCGACCGCTACGCCGCCGCCAAGCTGCGGCAGGTGGCCGATGTCATGCAACCCCAGTGGGTGTCGGTGACCGACTATCTGCCGCCCGACGAGACGCCTGTGCTCGTTCTGCGCTGCGGCGCCGTCCGAGTTGGTGAATTGCGCTGGGAACACCCCGACCACGAGGACAGCTACCAGTCGTTCCGCTATTGGGACGACCCGAACGACGACGGTCAGGTGTGGGAGCACGACGAGATAACCCACTGGTCGCCCATCCCGCAACCGCCCGCTGTTGAATGACGAGGTGCTACACGCCACGGGCGTGGCAACCGGCCATGACAGAACACATACTGCAGCACCCGCGCAGCAATGTGTTCGCCAGCATGGGCTCTGGGAAATCTGCAGCCACCCTGGAGGCCCTGGCCACCCTGCTGCTGTTCGGCCAGGTGCAGCGCATCCTGATCGTCGGCCCCAAGCGCGTGGCGCGCGACACCTGGCCGAACGCGGTTTCGCAGTTCGCTGGGTCGTTCGGCTGGATGCGTGTCGCCGTCGCCATCGGTGACGACAAGAAACGCCGAGCAGCTATCGCCGCAAACGCGCACATCACCACGATCAACTTCGACAACCTGGAGTGGCTGGTCGATAACTACGGCGAGAACTGGCCCTTCGACATGGTGGTGGTGGACGAGTCCACCAAGCTGCGCGGCCTGCGAGTGTCCATCCGGACGCACAAGAAATCAGGCAAGAAATTCCTGTCTGGCCAGGGGGCGAGCCGTGCCAAAGCCCTCGCCCGCGTGGCCCACACCCGCGTCAAGCGCTGGGTCAACCTCACGGGTACGCCAGCCCTCGCAGGCCTGGAGGCCCTGTGGGGGCCGACCTGGTTCCTTGACGCCGGGCACCGGCTGGGCAATTCGTTCACGGCCTTCTCGTACCGCTGGTTCCGCTCGGTGCTGGGGTCAGACCCGCAGCGCCAGGTCATCGAGCCCACGCCATTCGCCGAGGAACAGATACGCAACGCCATCCGCGACATCACCCTGGCGGTGGACATCAAGGACTACGTGGACGTGGGTGACCCCATCGAGAACGTGCGCTACGTGGACTTGCCGGCGCCGGCGCAGCGCCAGTACGACGAGATGGCCAAGGAGCTGGCGACGGAAATCGACGGCCAGATGATCGAGGCTTTCTCTGCAGGAACCAAGAGCCAGAAGCTGTTGCAAATCGCCAGCGGCGCGGCATACACCGACGACAAAGGCACCTGGGCCGCGGTGCACGACGAGAAGCTGGACGAACTGAAATCCATCATGGAAGAAGCCCTCGGTATGCCACTGCTGGTGTTCTATCACTTCAAGAGCGACGCGGCACGAATCCTCAAGGCATTTCCGCAGGCCCGGACACTGGACGACGAGCCCAAGACCATGGCGGACTGGCAGGCGGGCAGGATACCCATGTTGCTGGCCCACCCTGCCAGCGCCGGCCACGGTACGGACGGATTGCAGCACGGCACCCACATCTGCTGTTTCTTCTCGACCAACTGGTCTGCTGAGAACGACGCGCAGGCCATTGAGCGCATCGGACCGACACGCCAGATGCAAGCCGGATACCAGCGCGCCGTGATGGTTCACCGCATCGTGGCGCGCGACACGGTTGAGGAATCCGCTGTGTACCGCCTTCGCAGCCGCGTGTCGGTGGATCAGGCCCTGCGCGACGGGCTCAAAAAATACCTGGTCGCCTGACGCCATTACTTGCATTTCATTTATCTTTTGCTAAACTCAAGTTTCGCAAACAAGATAGGAGTGCGATATGGCAGTCAACGGAATTGAGATAGAAGTCGGTCAGCGATGGGTGCTGGCGGACGGGGTGACCCACGTGGTGGTTGTTGAACACGACAACGCCGACCCGGAGCTACCCTGGAGGGTTGAACTGTGTTGGAATCCGCGCCGGTCGTATCGCAGCGACCTCAACTGGCGCACAGACCGTGGCGCGGTGCCGGGGCTCTGGATGCGCGATCTAGCCCTGTCCACTCTGGTGGCTCACAGCAGACCCCCCGCAGAACTAGATGCAGCCCTCGAAAAACCGGCGCCAAGCGCACCGGACATTCTCGACGCCGCCGCGGGCCACATGCGCGACCGCGCAGCCACCTACGACAAACCCCAAGGCGAGCGCTCGATGGAGCAGACAGTGGGTATTTTCAACCGCTTCCACGGCACCGCCATCTCCGAAACGCAGGGTTGGCACTTCATGCAGATTCTCAAGGACGTGCGTCTGTTCAGCAACACCTCCACGCCGCACAGGGACTCTATCGACGACGGTGTGGCATATGCCGCGCTCAAAGGCGAATCCCTGTTGAAAGGGTCGAAGTAATGGCGCTCGACACCTACTACCTCGTCGGCGTAGCTGGCTCGGCCGCTGTCGCGGCGTTATTCGGGTACACGCTGCGTGCGGCCAAAGGTGCAAGCAGCACACCGCTTTTGACCGACCACCTTGCTTACATCGAGGCCATGGGGTACTCACTGCAGTGCGTCAACGGCCTGTGGGCTGTGACTTGCGATGGTCGAGTTGTCGGTCTGCCCTGCGACACACCGCGCGCCGCAATCGAGTCCGCCGCACTGCAAAGTCTCGACGACGTGTCAGGCGTCGGTTCTGTTGGGGGCACCCATGGCTGACGACGCAGACATCACCGCCGAGCGCGACGAACGCGAGGCAGGCATGCGCCTGGCCGCCAGTCGCAGATTCGAGGGTCGCCCCGCCAACGGCACCTGCCACTGGTGCCGCACCCCTGTACGCCCCATGCTGCGCTACTGCGACGTTGACTGCCGAGACGATCACGAGCGCAAGATGCGCGCGGCAAGGATTGGCGGCCTATGAGCGCTGACAAGAACCTGTATCGGGTTTGGCCCGACGGCTGGGTGCAGGATGCGTCCGAGGAACCACCCTCGTGGCGCTCGGACGACTTCCTGGTTCTCGCGGCCGAGGATGAAGACGCAGCCCTTGCCGAGTTCGAGCGCCGAGACGCCGCAGCCTGGGGCCGTGAAATTCAACAGACCTAAATACTGTACCTACGGCTACGGGACGGCTACGGCAGTCAGAAAATCAAAAAGCCTGCTATGCAAAACATAGCAGGCTTTCCTTATGTAGCTTGGTAGGACGTACAAGATTCGAACTTGTGACCAACGGATTAAAAGTCCGCAAAGAATGTATTTAGCCGTGTTGATCGTTGTTGAATTTTTCTTGTAAATCAACGACTTACGGTTTTCATTCAACACTTCGATGTTGATGTAAATGCATCAAAATTGATGTTCACGGCTACGGCGCGGCTACGGCAGTTTACACTCCGGGGCACATCCACCAAGGGGAAACCACCATGGCCCGCCCATCCAAGAACCAACCCGTTGCGCTTGACGAGCGCGTCAACCTGACCTCCAGTGTCATCGAGCGCCTGACTTGTCCACCCGGCAAGGAGCAGGTGTTCCTGCGGGATTCCCTAGCACCGGGGCTGCGCGTGCGCGTGTCTGCGCAAGGGGCCAAGACATTCGTGTTCGAGCGCAAGGTCGGCCAGAAGACGGTGCGCCGCACCATCGCCGACGTTCGCACCGTGAGTATCGAGGACGCACGCGACGCGGCCCGTCAGGCGTACCTCGCGTTTGACCAGGGGGTTGACCCGTGGGCCGAGCGCAGCGCCGTGATCGCGGTGAAGCAGGCTGCCTCCGACAAGGCCTCTGCAGTAGTTGCCGACGCCTGGGTGGACTACCTGGCTGACCGCAAAGGCCACTGGGGTGCGCGCCACTATGCCGACCACGAGAAGATGGCAGGTGCAGGGGGCGTGCCCGCCCGGCGCGGTACACGCGGCACCGGCGTCACGAAGCCGGGCGTACTGCACAGCCTCATGCCCCGGCTGCTTTCCGACTTGACGCACCAGGCTGTCGAGGCTTGGGCCGCCGAAGAATCCAAGGTGCGAGCCACCCAGGCCCGCATCGGAGCCCGCATGCTCAGTGCGTTCATCTCCTGGTGCGAGGACCACGACACCTACAGCGGCCTCGTGCCACGCGGCACGGCTACTGTCAAAACCCGCCGTACCCGCGCCGCGCTGGGCAAGGCGCGCGCGAAGACCGACGCCCTGTTGCGCGAACAGCTGGCCCTGTGGTTCGCCGCCGTGCGCGCGATCAGCAACCCGACCATCTCGGCCTACCTGCAGGTGCTGCTGCTCACGGGAGCGCGACCCGTCGAGGTTCGGGAGATGGCGTGGGCCGACATCGACTGGGCTTGGCAGGGGCTCAACATCCGGGACAAGGTGGAAGGCGACCGCATCATCCCTCTGACGACCTATGTTGCCTCGCTGCTGGCCTCCCTGCCTCGTCGCAACGAATGGGTGTTCTCCAGCGCCGAGTCGAAGTCGGGCAGGCTGTCGTCACCAAACGCCCCGCACACGAAAGCCTGCGAGGCTGCGGGTATCAAGCCTGTGACCCTGCACGGCCTGCGCCGCAGTTTCAAGAGCCTGACCGAGTGGCTGGAGATGCCGGCCGGCGTGGTGGCGCAGATCATGGGCCACAAGCCGAGCGCCACCGCAGAGAAACATTACACCGTGCGCCCGCTTGACCTGCTGCGCCTGCACCACGAGAAGATTGAGGCGTGGGTGCTGGAGCAGGCCAAGGTGCCGTTCGTGCGCCCGAAGCCGGGAGACAGCCCCGACGCTGTTTAGCAATAAATGCTAAATCAACATTGCAATATTTAAGCAAATGCGATACGATTCGTTGGTGTGGTTTGCAAAACGGCAAGCCCGTCAACCGGAGTTTTTCGCATGGCTCGTTTCGGACAGACGCCCCCGCCTCTTGAATCAATAACCGCGCCCACGGTCAACACTGCGCAGGCAGCCTACTACCTTGACCGGGAACCTCAGACCCTGCGCACCTGGGCGTGCAAAGGCACTGGCCCCATCAAGCCGCAGAACGTCAATGGGCGTCTCGCTTGGCCCGTGACCAAAATCCGCGAAGTTCTGGGGGTTGCCGCATGACCGACAGGATTCAGCCCGAGGCGCTGCGCCTTGCGGCGTTGTATGACGCCGACGCATGGCCTGGCGGTTTATCTCTAAATGCTTGGGCAGCTGCCTCTGCCGCAGAACTGCGCCGCCTGCACGCCGAGAACGCAGCGCTGCAGCAGGGCTACGACGCAGCGCGGCTGGAGATTGACCATCTGCGTGGCGCCACGAAAATGGTGGAGCCTGCACAACCTGAAGCATGGCTGGTCTACCTGCCCAGCATCGACACCCAGCACGTCTACGACAGCCAGGACGACATTGGCTACTTGGATGATCTGACAAATAACGCAGACGCCGAAGTGATCCCGCTCTACCCTGGCATCGCCCCAAAGGTAGAGGTAGCGCCTGCGGGCGAGTATCCGGCAGGCGCAATCGCGAACGGGCGAACACACATTGATCGCCTGGAAAGCCACTACCGCTTTGATTGTGAGGCAGGGCCGCTCACCACTGCGGCGACTTCAAAGACGACTTCGACTGGAGCACCCTGCCACCCGCACGACCCGCACGACCCGCCCTACCAAGGTGGCGCATCGTGAAAACCATCCTCCACGGGCAAGTCACCGAACAGCACCTTGCCGACGCGGCGCTGTTTGCCGGTATCGAGCCCACCTCGTACATCACCAACGGTGGCGGGACACCACCTTTTGGCCCGCTCGCTGTAAACGTGATGGTGCCCGACCCCATGGTCGGCGAAGTGGCCGTGCTGCAAAGCCACGTGCGCATGGTGCTGGAGGCCGACGCGCTAATCTGCGTCGGCGCGAACAAGCACCTGGTGCGCGTCGCCGAGGCTTTCGACCTGCTGGTCTACGAAGCCGAGCACTAATCCTGAATGGCTGTGACGACGCCGTTTTCGGTGTAGACGTAGCGCGTGCCGCGGCTACTTTCCCGCATCACGTACTGCTTTCGCTCGCCGCCGACCGTGGTCGTCCGGTTGATCTTTTCCACCCCGGCGACCCCGGCGCGGGTGCACAGAAAATCCACCTCCGACATACCAACGGTCGGCGGCAGTTCCGCTTTCGGCCCGCACGCAGCGATGCGTTCCTTTAGCGTGCGTATGTATTCCTCCCGCAACCTGGCAGATTTCGCACCCCATTCGTCGAGCCTGGTTCGGTCATTCGTCGTCGGAGCGGTGTTGTGCAACACGATCTTGCCTCCCTGCTGCGGGCACGCCTCGGCCTGGTATGTGACCTTGCCCGCAGCATCCGTACATTTGTTTACGGCCCACGCAGGGGTGGCAACCAAGGTGATGGCGATGGCGGCGAGATATTTCATGAGGTCATGTTACCCGCCACTACGGGTTCTGCCCACAACCCTGGCGGTCGATGACTACCTGGTCCCACAGTCGCTGCACGTCGAGGTCGCGCTGCTGGAGAAGTCCTCGACCCTCTGCAAGTAGTTCTGCACCCTCGCCGGCCAATCCCCCGAGGGTTTCAAGCCGAGCGAACGCACGTTCGCAGGCAGCGGGGTCATCTGCACTTCCCGCACCATCTCGGGCGGTGGCAGCGGCGAGTTGCTTGCGCAGGCGGCCAGCGTTGCCGCGCTCGACAGCAACGCGGCCCTGCAGCACCAGTTTTTCAGTCGTGAACGCATCTTCTTTCTCCTGTTGGGCCGCTGCGTGATCTCGCTCGCGTTTGGCCAGTTTGGTTTCGTGGTTGCGCGCTGCGCTTTCGCGGGCGCTGCGTTCCTCGGCGGCCTGCCGCCCGGCGTCGGCCAGGTCCAGGCGTAGGTTCAGGTTCTGCACGTGTAGGTGCTGCGCCAGCAGCACCAGGGCGCCGATGGTGAGCAGATACCAATAGCGGGCAAGTAGCGCGATCATTCCTCGATCACCTCCAGGGACAGGTTCGGTGCCGGGCCTTCGATGGTCGAATCCCGAAAATAGACTTTTGCTCCAGTGATGGCATCGCCGCGCACACGCACGACGCCACCACCCTGTTCCTGCACCAGCGCGGTGGTGCCATCCACGGAGAGCACGGTGCCGACGCGCAGCGGGTGGCGCGGCAGCAGCCGCTCGAAGCGCTTAAACAGGTTCGACATGGGTTTCCAGGGTCAGGGTTTGGTAGATGGCGGGCATGCCGACCGCCACGGACACGCCGCGCGTGAGCCCCATGTGGGTGTTCCCGCCCTCGGTGTAGCGCACAAAGCTGCCCGGCTTGATGATCCCGGTCTCGGCCAGTACAGGCAGGCGCAGCGTCACCGTGGCGATGCGCCCGGTATCCGACAGCACTGCCCTCCCGCGCTGCCGCGCCGCGTCGGCGTGCGTGATCAGCGGATCAACGACCGCCGGCGCAACCAGGTCGCCTGCTGTGCCAGCGCGCGTGTACTGCCCGTTGACGCCGTGCTCCTGGCCGGTGACGAACACGCGGTTGTAGACCGGCTTGTCCACCCACTCGAAACCCTCCTGGGTGGTGACCGCCGCGGGTAGCTCGAACTGTGGCGTGACCGATGCCCACTGCCACGAGGGCGTCGGGTAGCGCAGCCGCACGTCCAGGGTGCGCGCCGTGTTGTGGGGCTGCAGGTAGGCCCCCGCCGCGCCCACCACCGCGTTCAGGGCCGAGGCGTAGGTGCCGCTGTGGCTGAACACCCCGTCCGGCACGAGCCAGTCGGTCGGCTGCCACAGCCCCACGCCCCACCCTATCGACACGCCGTTGTGCGTCAGGATGTCGTCGAGCAGTTGGCGCGCGGTACGGGCCTGCGCGTTGCCGAATGCCATCTGCGCCGCGTAGGGTGCATCCAGCTCCGCGCCGAGGCCCCTGCCCGACACGCGCAGTTGCGACGTGTTGAACGTGCGGTCGCGGTTCACGCGCTCCAGCATGAAGCGGAACGCCGTGCCGTTGACCGTTGCCTGCACAACCACAGGGTCTCCGTTGCTGTTGGGGTGTACGTCGGACAAGGCGCTGCCCGGAACCGACGCCGAGAAGCCCCAGGTCCAGGAATCCACGTCGAGGCTCATGGACATCGCCGTCGTTGGGATGACATGGCCGTTGTCCAGGCGGACGAGCACGGCGGAATTGATGGTCAAGTAGACCTCCTTGATGGGGACGACGGTGGTCTCGCCGGGCTGTGGATCGGGCGGTGCGCGCCGCTCGCACACAAACACCAGGCGCCCGTCGCCCGTCCAGGGCGTGTCGAACACCAGGTGCGCGGGCAGCGTTGGCAGGTAGCACGGCTCGGCCAGGGGCGGCGCTGGGCGCTGCCACTGGCCGGG